TTGTATGGATACTGTTAGGTTGTGACGGAGCTTTTAGAGACTCTGTCCACCTATTAACCTATGGTGACGATTGCATCATGGGAACATCAGAACCTCGGTTCAACCATGTATCTATTGCAGAAAGTTTGAGTGGTATGAACATAACATTTACAATGGCCGATAAAACGTCAGAACTAGTACCCTTTATTAATATAGAGGAAGCTACGTTCCTTAAGCGTTATTTTAGGAAAGTGAATGATGTTGTTTTTGACCCTATAGAACCTTCGTCAATGCTGTTAAGTTTAGCATGGCCTGGACATTCTACCTTCTTATCGGATTCCGAGGTTCAGCTAGAGATCCTGAGAAATGTTGAGAGTGAAAGCAGAAGACACAGACCAGAGATGAGGCGTAAGTGGATAAGGCTAATATCTTCCCTCCAGGAGAGATATAATAGCACTTATCAATCGGATGTTGATGTAACATCCACGATCATTTATGATGATCAACTCTCTGCTGTTCGAGAGGTACGTAAATTACCAGAACCCCGCCCTTTAGATCCAGAGGGTGAAGAGGCTACGGCAATCATAGGATCGGATCTGATTGATATCGTGATAAAAGGGCATCATATACCCCGTAATGAGGCCCGCGATGGATCAGATCGACGACTGGAGGACCTACAAATGGTCCCATTGACAAGTGTGTGCCAGTCTTTAAATAAAGGCTACTTGTCCGGGGGAATAGACGATTGGGCGGAGCGGCCCTTTCGATCCTTATTAAATAAATCGCTTACCGAATTTAATAAAATCAACCCAGAGGGAGACTCTATAAACCTCAACCTAACAGTCTGTGTTACTCAGACAACTCCCGTTTATACGGGGATTTTAGAAACAGTCAGTTCCTTGACTATGGCAGAGACGGACAAACACCCTACGATCACAACTTCCCAACCCGTCGTAGATTTTGTTGGTGATGGCGAGAAGGAAGAATCTAGCGATAATCATCCAGTATCATTCAACCCCATGAGGGGCTATAGTGATTCATCTCTAGCGGAATTTCTCTCACGACCTCGTGTGATTGCTAGTGGAGCATGGACGTATAGTGCAGCACTAACAGTTAATTTGAACTTTGAGGATTTACTCACACTAGCACCGGTGGCCGCCAAAGTTAGGGATTACTCTCTGCTTAGGGCTACGTGGTGTGTTAACGTCCAGTTTACAGGTAGTCCTTTCCATCAGGGGTGCTTTGCTGTCAAAT